ATGATGGATATATTTTTCAATAGAACATGCTTCGAAGAAACCTTGTTTAGATTCCCAGATGATATTTCTAATATCATTGGTTTCTTGGTCGATCACTTCAATTCTGAAGGTAACAAACTCTTTTTCTTTATACCATTCATTGAGATATAAAGATACAATATTTTTTATAGAAGCAAGAGCATTATTCAAATTGCTCGAAGAAGCAACACTTGCTTTATGTTTATTACAATCTTCGTAAAGGTTAAATATATACATGTGGGCTCCTTATTTGTTAGCTTTAAGTTCAGCTACTTCAGCAGTCAATTTTTCTACCAAAGCTTCTAGCTTTTCAATTCTACTATCTTTGGATTTAGCTTCATTGATATATTCAGAACCTTTACCAGTTTTGAATGCTACACCCACATTCATTTGAAGATGTTTACCGAAGCTAACAGCACCAGAAATCATTGTGCGTTCATTAGGACGGTAGAATGCACCTACTGCAACTGCATTAGCATTGCGGTAGTGACCAACGGATGCAGCATAGGAAGCTTTGTCATCCTTATTGAAATCTAAAGGATGCAACCCAGCTAAAGCTGCAGATTGTGCACCTACTGTTGCTACTTGGGAATCAGTATAGTTGTTGGCTTCTTTGATAGTATTAGAAGCAACATCAATGATTTTATTATCTAGATCATTAATACGACCGTCATGATTTTCAATAAGCTTTTTGTTGACGTCAACATTATGCTCAATTTCTGGGATTGGTTTTAAAGCATCAACTACTGCATGTAATTGGCTACCGTTTACGGCATCAGTAGAGTTGGAATCAATGCGACCTGCAGCTACATTTGTAATTGTACGCTCTTTACCGATATCACCAACAGATACAGTACCAACAGGAGCACTACCAGCAAATGTATGCTCTGTATCATTAATAGTAACAGATGCTGTACCGATTACGGTATTGGTATTGGATTCGTGTCCAATAGCTACACTATTCTCTTCGGTAGCTTTTGCTTGATTGCCAATTGCTACTGAGTTACTAGCATTGGCGATTGCTTCTTTACCGATAGCATATATATTGTCGCCTTCTACTTCAGCACCTTCACCAAAGACAAACGAATTTTTACCAGTAATTTTGTTACGTTCACCACCAGCAAAGCTGTTATCACTTCTAAAATCAATAGCATTAGTATTACCAAATACCAATGTATTAGAAGAATGTGACGCATTTTGTACACCACCAGCGATGGTATTTTCTGCATTTGTGATAGTGTTGTGGAAACCACCTACAATACTATTAGCGGAGTTATTATTGTTGCTGGTTCCGATTGTTAGGCTATTATGGGCATCATGTTGAGCCATGTTGTTATAGCCACCGATCAAGATATTCTTGACCACTTTGCCATCATTATGTTGGGTAACGTTGATATCTGTACCATAAAGAATAGAATTATCCGCTTCTGTAGTTGAACGATAATGTCCAACATTGAAATTTTGATTATTTTCTGAAGCCATAGTTGTACCGGCTACTGTTGTCAATACCAAACCAGTCAATAAGATTTTGTTTACTTTCATTTGAAGTTCCTCCTTAAAAATAAAAGAGGCTCGATTAAGAGCCTCTTCCATTAATATAATATAATTATTTATTTTCTACTTTCTTTAGAAGTTCATCGTATTTAGCAGAAATATCTGCAAGTTTTTCTTCTAAAGTTTTTACTTTTTCTTCAACTGCATCGTGACGGTCAGTGTTCATTTCGCTATGTTTACCAAAGCGGAATGTAGCACCAGCATTCACGACATTGCGATGAGCACCAAATGTGCTTCCTAGACTCAACAAGATGTTTTCGTTAGGTTGGTAGAACATACCCAATGCTACAGATGTTTTATTTTTGTAATTACCAACACCTGTCGCTACTTGGAATTTATCATGCTTATTGAAGTCTAAAGGATGCAATGCTGCCAAAGCTGCATTTTGAGCAGTTGTTTCAGATACACGTGCATCTGTGTAAGCATTTGCACGATTCAATGTAGCTGCGTCGCCATTAGACATTGCAGTATGTAGATCATTCAATTGACCTACAGTAGCAGCATCATTAGCATTGATACCACGAGCTACGTTAGTGATTGTTTTACCACCAGCATTGATACCGCTGTTATCAATAGTAACACCACCGATGTTAGCTTTGTCAGCTACAACTTTACCAGCAGTTACAGAATCTACACTAATGTCTTTGTTAAGATCATACTTAACCACGCCATTAGCATCAACAGAAGCTGTTGTATTATTACCGTTAGTGAAATCTAAACCATTGGATAACATAGTAGTTTCAACAACACCATTAGCTTTGTAAGTTAAAGGTGTCTTTTCAGCTGCTTTGCTACCGTTATATTTGAAAGTAGTTAAGTCTGCAACATTAGCAGGAGCGGACCAGCGTTCTACTTTAATAACGTCATCGCCTGCAAAGCGATTGCTTGCTTTAGCGATGCTATCTACAGTTGTGCGGGATACATACACGCCGTATTGAGCGTTCTTATCCCCAGTAGATTTACCATTTAATACACGAACAGCAGCGATGTTATCTACTTGATTATCGCTTACCACGGATTCTGTAGAAATGGAGTCGTTTAGTTGTTTAACGTTAACAGCATCAGTATCGTTCACACCAGCTTTTACGTTGTTGATAATTTGGCTACCAGCATCGATACCATCTGTAGTGAATGCTACATGACGACCATTGGAGTCTGCAGTTACACCATTGATGTCGTGAGTAGCATTATCTAGATTGTCGCGGTTTTCGACAATCATACCGTTAGCTTTGTATTGAGTGTCAACATCGTTATCGAATACACCCATGCCATCTTTGGTGATGACATTATGCACTGGATCAGATACAGATCCGAAAGAAGCACTATCTAAAGAAACATCTTTCTTAGTGGCAACTTTGTATTCAATGCCACCGTTTGCATTTGTACCAGTTGTTACTACTACGTTATCACCAGCTGCAACACTTGCATGTCGTTTAGCTTCTGCCATAGCATCAGCTGCGGCTTGTTTATTAGCAGCGATTTGTGTCTCATGGTCAGACACAATGTCTCCAAGCATTTGGAGACCAGTAGCAGTATCTAGAATATCTTTGTGATTCTTATTGATTGCTTCAACTGTAGCATTCAATTGACTGCCGTTTACAGCATCAGTAGAAGTTGCGGATACTCGACCTGCTGCTACATTCGTAATAGTACGTTTGTAATCAGCAGCACCGTTTGCAGAAGAACGGCTATCGGAACCTACAGATACTGTACTCAAAGCGTTAGTTCCTGCGAAATTATATACTTTTCCGCCGATAGTAGCAGAAGTCGTATTAACTACAGCATCAGTCACGCTGTTAGTACCTAAGGCTACACTATTAGCATTATCTGCTAGCGTATTATTGCCTACAGCAATGGCATCCATTGCAGTTGCTTCTGCATGAGTGCCTACTGCGATTGCCCCTTGAGCTCCTGTTTTGGAATTGGACCCAAGTACAACTTGTTCAGGATCTGTGCCTACAACTGTGTTGTTGTAGCCGATCACAACACTTTGTTCTGCGGCAACAGTCCCATTATTGGAACCTACAACAGTAGTGTCAGAACTTGTAACAGAGTTGTCACGACCAATAGCAACTGTAGAGTTGCCGGACGCAGATGTGCGAACACCAATAGCTACAGCGGAGTCTGCTTTGGCTTTAACGGTCTTGCCGATAGCAACTGTAGAAGAACTTTCAGCATAAGCACCGTTACCGAAAGCCAAAGCGTCGGTACCATTTGCACGAGCTTGACTACCAATAGCGAAAGTATCATTTTGTAATGCTTGAGCACTGGAGCCGATTGCAACGGAATTGCGACCTGCAGCTCTACTATACTCACCGCCGGCAATAGCATTTGTTCCGGTCGCTTTATTAGCGTTGCCATAGACAAATGAATTGTCGCCAGATACAGTGTTATTATAGCCTACTGCAAATGCAGAAGTGCCAGTTGCTGCGATGACATTGTCTTTACCATAAGCTTCTGCTCCATAAAGAACAGCATTTGGGTCAACAGTATTGTTGACACCAGCAGCGAATACTGTACTAGAAATTGCAGCCATTGCTGCCAATACTACCATTGCTTTTTTGTTTGTTGTTGTTTTCATTTTGTTTCCTCCTGTGAAAATTAATTTAAAATAAAACAACTTAATTTTTATATAACTTAATAACCATACTCTTGGGTATGGTTATAGTTACCAAGAAAGGTTATTGATGCTTTTGTGTATCTTATTCAACTTTTTATAAGTTGAATATAATTCTTTTATAGCCTTTGCATCTATCAAAGATAAATATAATTCTTTTATAATACTTTGAATAAACAAATTAGTTTCTTTGTTTACCTCATCAAATGCACTTATGATACATCTAGCCGTATTTTTACGGTCATCGATGTTATCTATTAAGATAGTAGATTCAGCATCTTTACTCTTTTTTACATTGTACATACGAACACGTACTTTAGAATCACCGAATATGGATAATTCTTTTAAGGTAAGGTTCATTTCAATTAATGCGTCTTCACGCATAGCAATTAAAATTGTTTCATAACCATGTTTAATAGGGTTAACAACAATATTTGTTGTAAAACCTAAACCTTTAAGTACCATAGCCAAACCAGATGACTTGATTTTTGTATTACGCATTTTTAAAACTCCTTTTATTTAAAATATAATTCTTTTTTAATCAACTACTACGAATCTATATGTATCTGGGTCATATTCCAAATGTCTGGACTTTTCTAAATATTCTATTACATCGTCTTCAGACAAATATCCTTCAACATCATAGATCAAATCGGTGCGATCACACACCTCATCACCTAGCATAAACGCTAGTTCGAATAAACCTTGTCTCCCTCCAAATGATGTGCTGCTCCGTATTACGGAGACTTCTAACACACAATTTGGACATCGAAATCTCCAACATTCGGTTTCTGCCGCAAATAAATTTCCAGGTCTTACAAAAGACTCCTTAAATGTTGGAAAGTTTACAAATTTTTCAATATAAGTTACTTCTTTTTCTTTCATTTTAAATTACTCCTTTTAATTATAATATAATACTAACTTATTCACCTTAATAATATATAACTGAAATTTATGATAATTACAAAATTTAAGGAGTATAAAATGATTAGAATTTATCGTTTGTATTAATACTTTCTAGTGGAGTAATATTATGCTCACGTTGAGTCCATGCTGTATAATCTAGATATTTCTTAAGAAGTATTTTCTTTTCTTCAGGAGTTAAAGAAGATAAGAAGTTCTTAATAGTCTTACCAAATATCTTAGTTATACGACACGTGCAATCTAAATAATGGTTCTCCCAGTCATCACCAAACTTCTCATATCGTTCATATCGACAACCACCATCACAGATTGCTCCAAATTCACATTTTTGACAATCTTCATGTTTACATCTACGTTGAGCTCTAGTATCATCTAATCGTACTAGTTGTTGACTCATAGCAGTACAGTTATTTTGAATACCTTCTGGAGATATTGTAGTATATTTACCAATATCACAACTACAGAAACTACGATCTTGTCTTAACCATGCTCCAATCTTATTTAAATGCTCTACATAGAGCTTATCTAAATCGAATGTATAAGGTAATTGTTTCTCTAGTTCTTCATAGAAGTCTTCAGAATAGTTTTCACCATGAGCGATAACGAATTCACCATTAGCTTTACCAGGATATTTAGTATCATATTTAAGAGCTTTGAAATGATCATGTATTTCTTTAAGCTTATAAATATTCTCGTTATTTACTACAGTCTTAATATCGAATGTAATACCTTGCTCCAAAGCATATTCGATATTAGCATTAACTCTATCTGCAATGGAGTTACCGTTTATGTCTACACGACTATTAGTAAATCCATCCCAAGATAGTTGTACTTCATTAAGTTTATATTGTTTATGGAATTCAATAAATTCTTTAAAGTTAGCCATAGTAGATGTGACTACTTGGAATTTACATTTTCCATAGTATTTCTTAACCGTATATTCAATTAAGTCTAATCGAAGGAGAGGTTCACCTCCAAAGAATATAATCCTTGAAGGTTTAAGCTCTTCCATGTATTTATCAATCTGCTCTATAGTCATATCCTTAGAATGGAAGTCTATATAACAGTACTTACAACGATTAGGACAATTATTAGTTAAGAAAAAGAAATATTCTCTATAATTATCCATAGAATCTCCTATAAGAATTAAGACATACCACAGTTTTGGTTATGGCATGTATTAGAATAACAACCTTGACAAGATAATTGGCAAGTGGATTGACAGTGAGTTTGACATGTGATATTGCAATATCCATTATCATCCCACCAGTTGTTATATGTGTCAAGTTGTTGAGAAATTCTACGAAGATATTCAGCAATCAATGCCCATTTAGAAGCATATACAGTTTCACCAGCATTTACATGCTCAATTGTAAAGTTTGTAGTTGGATCAGAGACTGCTTTAGTAACACGACGTAGTGTATTATTACAGATTTGAACTGTGGTAGCATCTTCTTGAGTAGCAATACGGAAACCATGTAAGATAGAACGGTTTTCACAAGCTGTAGAAGAGTTCGCTGGATCGTAGTTAAGTGTACAAATACGAGCATCTTGTTTTAATGCAGCCTCCATATTTACAACAGCTTGGAATTTTACATTATAAATAGTTTCAGCTTCTGTAAATACAGGAACTGTTTTATCTGTATTTGCAATTTCAGCATATGAATGGTTATGGTCAGCTGTTTCTTTAATAGAAGTTCGGTCAATCGAATATACAGTACTACCTACAGTAACAGCAATACCAGACATATCTTCAGGGAAATCGGATAATTGATTTTCAAATACGATAAAGTTACTTGGGTTACCAACTTTAGTAGCAGTATCTGTAGTACCATTATATGCTTGAGCTGTTAATAAACCAATTACTTTAAAATCTTTAGTAATATTTCTACCAATATAATGAATAGTATTACCAGGCATATTGCCGAAATGTTCTACTTCTGCACCAGAAATAGATTTAGCGATTCTAGCATCCATATTAGAATAACCAGATACTCTGATACCTTGACCAGAAGCTGTAGTATATTTAACAAGCTTAGAATCTAGATTAGTACTCAATACAGGAGAAGTACCAACACCTGCATCTAGAGGAACAATCTTTTCATTTCTCCAGTAAGTACATTCTTCGCGTACTTCTACTGTATTAATAGGTGCAATGGTTCTAACTAAGTCAGCTGTAGTATCGATAATAAGGTTTACATCATTAGCTTTAAGAGTACCATCTTCTTCATTTACAGAACGTTGAGCTTCTTGGAGACGTCTTTCTAAATCTGTATTTTCAATACCACTTAATTGAGCATAACGAGTACCAGTCTTTTCTTGCCAAGGATGTTCTTTAGCACGTTTAATGGAATCTCGTTCATTTAAGTTAGTTAGAATAATATCAATAATAGAGCTAAAATAAGTTCTACCTGGGAATGTCCCTTTATTAGGTTTTCTAGCTTCTACATAAATGACTTTATGTCTATTAGCCATAATATTCTCCTTTATTTTCTAGCAAATTTATCTTCATCCGTTATATAAAGATCTATACGGATTTCTTTATTTGTAATACGTCGATATACCTCTTTACCGAATATAGATAAAATAAAGTATTCTAATATTTCCTTAGCTATATCATTATCTATATTATTTATCTTATTGAAGGTAAGGTTAATATCAACGTTAGTAGATGTCTTTACATCACTATATCCATCTTGGTCTGGGAAGTTTACAAAAGCAGAGCTTAAAGTAGAGAATTCATCTTCTTTTACTTTATATTGGATATCGTAAGTATTAGAAGTCAATCTAACTATCTTACAACTATATCCTGCTATATTTGTAACTCTATCCAAACCAATAGAAATAGTCCAAGTACTAGGAGAATATAATTCACATTCTATACGCTTTACAGCATTTTCAGAATCCATTATAATTCCTCTTCTATTACTTTAGTAACAACAGCATCTTCTGGTTTAATTTGAGATAGATATAAATCCTCTACACCTTGAGCAGCTAATACTTTAGCAGATTTATCTATAATAGCATTAGTGAAGTAATCCTTAAAGGAACCAATAATATTTTCTTCACCAAGGTTTTTAATCATAGCATCTACATGAGCTAAAGATACAGTGAAAGTAAGTTCATCATTTACATCAATATTCTTGAATACTGTATCGATATAATCTTTAATCTTAAGATTTTCAATCAATACATTCAAAGATCTACTACGAACGTTAGTAGCAGTGATGAATTTATTTTGATATTTCTTAACTGCTTTTACCATAGCACGTTTAACTGCACAGTAAGCATCGGATGGAGTATCTACATTACCAGTTTGACGAATGTTTTCTTCAGGACAACCAGAAGCACAGATAGATCTACCGATACAAGTATCACATTCTTCTTTAATATACTTAGCTGGATTTACACCACCTGTAAGCATAGAACGATCTACACCTGTATAGATATTACCAATCTTTTGATCTTCTTTGTGTTCTTTTTCAGAAGTTGGTAATTGATGACAAGGATAGATATCACCATTGATATCAAATGCACACCAACGAGTAGAGCCAATTGGACACATTTGTGGTGTATACACATCTGGTTCTAATACATTAAGAAGAATTTCATCTGTGTTCTTGATAGAGAAGTTTTCTGTAGAGTTATCGTCATTTAATTTAGTAACGTATAACTCCATAAGATCTTCCATATATTTTTCAAGACCTTTGAGTTGTTCTTCATTCCATTCTGTATCAGTTACAGGACATGGAGCAATATTAGTAAAGCCCATATCTAAGAATTCTTTAACACCATCAATAGCTTTATCAATATCTTCAGGTAGAATAGTCATACGGACTTCTACAAAGATACCAAGACCATTATCAATTAACTTCTTGATATTATCAGATACGATATCATAACTATTGGAACGATTCTTATCGTGGATTTCTTTCTTACCATCTACAGATACCAATAGATGAAGTTCATTGTCATCAATGTATTCCATAATCTCATCTGTAAGGATAGTAAGGTTAGTCGTAACACCATAAAAGATTTCGTAACCTTTTTCATTACAATGATCGATTACATCTTTCATACATTTCCAATTTAAGAAAGGTTCACCACCAAAGAAGTTCAACATGAACTTACCATGAGATTCTGTATTTCTACTATTGTATGCTTTATCTACAATATCAATAGCAGTTTTAGAATCCATCATTTCTGGTTGTTTATTATGCTCGAAGCAGTATATACAGCTAAGATTGCAGTTATTAGTAACGTTGATTGTAATGGAGTCGCACTTATAGACATCCTCAAACTTTTCTAACATGTGTTCTATCTCCTTGATCGAATAAATTAAATTTAATATTAATCTAATGTCTCCGGAGTAGTTAAAAACTATACCAGTAGCCAATATTGGCTACTGGCTATAATAGTCTTTTATTTCTTAAAAGTTAGATGTTTGTATTCAGCACCTTTACCTTCTTTATAGAAGAGACCGTGGTCGTTTTTATCACCATCTAAACGAGCATAACGAATAACTTTACCGAAGTAAAATTTAACTACGTTTTCTTCTTTAGCACCACGGATGGATTTGAATAATTGAATGGATTTAGATTTCAAAGAACCGATTTTAAAAGATGATGGAGCAGCTGCTTCATTCTTAGTTTCGATTTCTTCTTTCAATGCTACAATAGTAGCAGATTTAGCTTTAACCAAATCTTCTAATTCTTCAATTTGAGCTTCTGCTTCAGCCAATTCAGATTGAGCTTGTTCTAATGCTTCAGCTGTTTTCTTATTAGAATTAGTAAGATCTTCGATAGTTTGGAACACAATCAAATCATGTTCTTTCTTAGTTACACCACCGAAAAATTTAATCAGAGAGTCAAACATAAAATTCTCCTTATTTAAAATCTACAGTAAATTTACGGATATTAGTATCACAGTGTTTATTACGAACGTCTTGTTGCCATACCCATAACGAAACTCTTACTTTACCAGCAGGTACTTTTGTTTTGAATGTACCAACATGGAAGTTCTTATATTGTGTAGGAGTCATGATAGGAGCAAAGTATGGGTCAGAACCATTTCGTCTACCAGATTCCCAGATAGGAACATTATTTACCCGGACTTCAAAGTTATAGAACGAGTTATATGGACCAGATTTATATCCATTATAACCTAACCAGATTTCTGTATTGATATCTAATGTAATATCCGTTGCGTTATCAAACCATGTTTCAACAAATACTGCTTCATTGTAAGCAATATTGGAATGAGATGTATATTTATGATATTCTTTATTAGAAGAAAGTTGTTTAGGTACCGCATCAGATAGTTTGAATATACTATCACCTAAGAACATACCAGATGCTGGCATGTTAACCAATGTACCAGGCATGTATCTATCATCTGTAGCATATACTCTTGTAGTATATTTCTTACCAAGAATAGAATTGAATGTTTCTTGATATTCTTTACCATCGACAATAACAACAACACGTTGTTTGTCTGTTTGAATGATATTGACTTTACAAGTTACATCATCATCAGATACATCTACTGGTACCATTGTAATTGGTACCCAGCGATTATCTTCAGTATACATATAAGGTTGTGGTAAGGAAGGATCTACATACAACTCTTTTAATGGTTTAGGATCTGTTGGTTTACTAGGAGCTATAGTAACTCGTACATCACCAAGTAATTGTTTAATTCTCATTAAACGATTTTCTAGATCATGAAGATCATCATATGTGAATTTTGGCTTAAACATTTCTTGAAGATCTTTAGTTAGATCTTCATATCTAATACCAGTCTCTTCACTAAAAGTCGACATATAAAACCCTCCTAAGCATATACAGCTTTAGCTTTTTGCCAGCCGTTATTATAAGTACACATGAAAGTATACTTAGGACCTAAAACAATTGCGATCTCTTTATTGTTTTGAGGGTTAGGGATACTAGCTACATCGTTTACTACACTTAAACGAATACCATTTAACTTAGCTTCAATTTCAGCTACTTTATTTTTGAATGTTTCGAGATCGTCTTTAGATACGCTTCGTTTAAGCATAGCTTGTAGACTTGGGGCAAGATCGTCATAAGAAATCTTGTCATTGTCTTTAAAACTAGCCATCATTACACCTCCTATTTTTTAATGATATATTAAGATTATTAGTATGTTCGGCGGAGTTAGTTTAACATTTTTATAAGGACTGACTATTTAAATTTATGCTAATTCCAATTATAAGGAGGTGGAAATAGATATATGGGTATAAGACATCGGCTGTATACTTGGCATAGATTATTATCGCTAAATGTGTTGCTACGTAGACGATTGATGATTATTCTTTCTCTACTTCCAGCTATAATTTTAATAATACTATGCAATAATATTTATGTTGATATTTATGAGTATAAAACTAACTATCAGAATACTATTGCTCATTTAGAATCGACAAAAAATAAACATATCGACGATATTATAAATAATCGTAAAGGCGATATGCAGTTACAGAATGCTTATACTATTGGATATATCCAGCACCAGTTACAAGATGATTATGGTAAGAAAGATCTATTGACTATAGAAAGAGAGCTTCATTCAACTGATAAGAATACAGCTCTAATTTCACTATATCATGATGCTTTATCATTAGATAATAATAACACGAGAGCATATGGTGAAGATAAACAAGAACGTTTATTCTTGGCTGATAAAGATAGAATTATTATCAGTCCTAAGAATGTTACGGAAGATTTATTTGTCCCATGGTCTGAGGTTATTAATAAATCTACTAATAAAGAATTAGAGAAGAGTGTAATAACTTCTATTCTAACTGAAGATAGAACTGGTGATTCTACCGATGATGATATTTTATTTATCCCAGAAAGAAATATGCCAAAAAGTGTCATTGAGTACAATAAGAAACTCAAAGATTCTGATGGCAGGCATTTAGAAATCACTAAACCTGGAATAGAAAGTATCAATGACCTTATTGATAGTGGTGGAGTTACTGCTCTTAAAGCTTATGATCTTTTAGTACCAAGTTATTTTGATGCTGGACGTGCTCTTACTAAGAATAATCCTGATGCTAAAATTTCTCATAAATTAATTCTATTACGTAGTTCTAATTTATATGAAATAGTAAAACCATATGATACTTATATAACCACATATAATACATTAATCAAGGATTATAAAGAGAAGACCGAATCTGCTATTATTAGCAAGATTGTAACGTGTGTAGTTATTTCTATTTTCTTAATTACATTATTTAGTATTTGTTTATACACTATTTCTAAAACTTTCCGCTTCGAATCTATTACTAATAGTAGAAAAGGCGGCAATATCAATGGATAAAGATCTCTACTCGGCAGTTTTGTCATTAGATTCGATCGTTATCTTTATAGCAATTCTTATCGTATGCTGGCTTGGAAGTTTAGCTAAAGATTTTATAATCGTATTTAAGGGTGAAGAAAAGGTATATATGCATCTTACCTTTAAATATAGAGCGACTAGAGTAGCTCTTTCCACTGCTACTTCTACATTATTAGTCTTCGCTTTATCCGATACAATAATAGACCATATTGGTTTTAAAGGTTTATTATTTATATCCCTAATGGTTGGCATAGTTGGGTTTGAACTTCTAGAAAGGATTTCCACATTAAATAGGATTATCGAAATAATCGATTTGATCGTTTTTAAACGCTCTGCAGATGTTAGGGATTATAAGGATGCTGTTAGTGATAATAAAACAAAAGTTATCATTAAGAAGATCTATATAAGTGATTCTGATAAGAAGAATTATATAGACGATGATGATGAAGAAGATGATGAAACTCAGTAATGTTCTATAGGCTTGAAAAATGACCTATAGAACATTACTATAAATTCTTAAAAGAATTGATATCAATTTTTTATTTAAAGGAGGATATTTAATATGCCTTATTTAAGTTCAATCTGGGTAGCTGCCAATAAAATTGGTCATAAAGAATCTGCAGATTATGGCTTATTTAAATATACCAACGGGACTGAAGAAACTAAGATTGCCACTGGTACTTCTCCATGGGGTGTTTTAGTTTGTCGTGATAGACGTACACAATACGTTGTTAACCAAGACGATAATACCGTTTCTCAAGTTCGTGATGGTTCTGTAGTTGCAGAAATCCCTACGAACGGTACTTCCCCTTATGGTATTTGCGAAGGATCTATCGCCGATAAACATGGCGATTATCCTGTATTCGTTACCAACTATGCTTCTAATACTGTAACTAAAATTGTTAATGGTAAAGTAAATGAAGTATTCGGTGTTGGTCAAGGTCCTCGTGGTATTTGTTGCGATACAGATGGTAATATCTGGGTTGCTAACTACCTTGATAATACTCTTTCTGTAATCTGGAAAGGCATGACTCTTTATGAAGGAGTTGTAAACGTAGCCAATGGTCCAGATGGTATCTGTTGTGACTCTCGTGGTAATATTTATGTTGCTTGTGCTATTAGTGGCGTAGTGACTAAAGTTTCCCATCAAGTTAAAATGGCTGATATCACTGTAGGTGATGAACCTCGTGCTATCGCTGTTGACTTATCCGACAATATCTGGGTTGGTAACTTCTCTTCTGGTACTGTAACTCGTATTAACGGTGCAGACTTAGAAACTTCTGAATTTATCTGTGGTCGTGGTCCAATCTCTATTGGTGTGACTAAAGACGTTTCCAATGATTACCAAATCGTTGTAGCAAACTACACAGATAAAAATATTGCTATTCTTGACCCAACTTCTGGTGCTCGTGTAGAAAAAATCGAAACTGCATTTAACCCAGTAGCATTTGGTGACTTCACTGGTTTCCAATCCTACTTAATGGGTAAAAAATATGATTCCCAAAACCCAGACGGTACTGACCGTGTAACTTGGGATGACTTGGCTCCGGAACTTCAAGAAATGATCAAAGGTATGGTTGGTCTTCCTCAAGTAGTTAAAGCTCCTGACGTTATTCTTTTGAATCATCGTAAATACCCAACAGTACAATTAGCTTTAGACCACTTGTTATATGAACCAATCACATTGAAAGGTTTCGGTATCACTAAACCAGCTAATGGTATTGCTGAAATCGGTTCCACTATTTCTGAAGTTGAATTTGGTTGGAATTTGGAAAACTCTGACAATGTTGCATCTCAATATGTAAACTGTACAGCTAATCCAAATGCTTCCGTTGGTTTTGTTGCTGCTGGTATTAATACAGCTAAGAAAACTGACGTTAATATTACTTCCAACACTACTTGGGAATTAGTAGTTAGAGACCAAAATAATATGGAATCCAAAGCTCAAGCTTCTATTAAATTCTTACCTAAGATTTACTATGGCGTTTCTGATCGTGCTGTAGTTAAATCTGATGACATTCTTAAACTTGGTCATTCCGAATTCATCGAAATCGAAGATGGTCGAGTTAAGAAAGAAATGCATTTCGACGCTACAGGTGGTGGATACATGGTATTCGCAATCCCATCTGCTTATCGTTTGAATGCTGGTGGTGACATCACTATCGGTGGTCTTATCAATTCCGACTGGAATGTAAAACAAAACTTCCGTGTTACTAACGAATCTGGTTATACTAATAACTATGACGTTTATACATCTGGTAACTTACAAACAGATGAAAACATCCCTGTTTTGATTAACTACCAAACTACTAATTCTGATTCTACTGATTTACCTAACTCTGCTGGTAATCATAGACTTCCAGATCAACCATCCACAGATGGTACTGGAACAACTCCAAAACCAGGTGCTTCTGTAACTACATTACACATCTCTTCAGATGATGATACAGTTACTCGCACTGAAACTCCATTAGTTGATGGATATAAAGGTAATGAAGAATAATCATTAAACTATTGGGCATCTGGATAATTTCCAGATGCCTGATTTTTTATCTTTAAGAAAGGGGACTCTAAATTGGAAAAAGGTATTGAAGAAATCACAACGACCAAGATTAGAGGAACGAATGTTTCATCTCCTATTCGTCCATTTACAACTGTAGATAAATTCCCTACAGCTCATTCTAATGAGTTATTGGGTGGTATGCATAGTTGTAATACTATGGACGAGATGTATGAAATTCCTAAAGAACGTCGACAACTATACATGACTTGTATGGTTAAGACAGATATGTATATTCTTACATCTAATCCAGATACTCCTAAAACTAATTTAACTAATTGGACTAAATTCACAGCTGGGAATACTGATGTTGGTACTAAGACAATTGAAGTCGATGGTGAAATGGAAGTTATTACTGACATTATCACTAAACTTAAATTGTTATCTCAAGTTAAATATCTTTATTTCGTAAGCTCTATCAAAGAATCTTCTATTAACAAGGTAGAACTCTATTGTCCATTTGACTGCTATTTACACAAGATCAATTCTATCGTACCATTATCTAGTACCATGGAAAATAATATTTCACTAGAGCTACAACTCTATAGTAATGGTAATTGGAAAACTCTTTCCAGAATTGATATTGATAAAGACACTAAAGAAGGCTCTGTAGAAGTAGATAATACTTTAATTAGAGCTGGTACTAGACTTACAATCACTGCAGCTAGTACTATTCCTTTAGGTCTAGAATCTATATCTACCTGTGTAGAAGTTCGTCAGAAGATTTAGAAAGGAATGAAACAATGGCTAGTCCTATTATTAGCATTATGAATGCTGACAATACAAAACCTGTAACTGAATGGTACTTAGGTACTCTTCGTACAGGTACAACATCTAAAGAATTGGAAATCAACGTATGGAATAACAAAGGTGGTTCTGTAGACGTTTCTGATTTGGTTGATGTTAAAGTAACAACTGTTGATGAAAACGGTGTAAATGAAACATCTGCTGAAGAAGCTGTTCGTGATAAATGGACACAAGCTTTAGTATATGCTACTGCTCCTGTAGGTGCTGATGGTTCTAAACAATTCGTTGCTATTGGTGCTAACTCCTATGTTGGTGTAGCTTCCAATGGTGCTGCTGGTGATGACTTGACAAATCATGTTATCAAAGGTACAGCAAATGATGGTACTGTAAGTAACAGTACTACAAACTTCGCTAATATTCGAGTTCGTGTAGTACCTGCTTTGAATGCATCTAAAGATGTTCACAACTGGCGTTTGAAAATCCAAGGATACTTCTCTTAATAAAACAACAGCAAAACAAAAGGAAGGATTTTTAAATGAAAGAGTATAAAAGTACTTGTCCTGAGAGAGTATTCTCTTGGCTAGTTATTACAAAAGATGGTAAATTTGAACAAGAATTCATCGATGGTGAAGATAACCGTTATCTAAGAAAACTAGAAAACCATAGTGAGATTGAAAAATTTGGTTTTGAAGGTTTAGGGCACTATGCTTTTGTAGATAGAAACGGTAACTTTAAAACATTATTTGATGATGATGTTATTCATGATAATAACTTCGTTGCATATAAAGATAAAGATGGGGAGCTCCATCGCTTTGTATCCGACGATATAGAATTCTTCCAACTTAAAGGATTTACTGCTGATTTATTTGGCTCTTCTAAACTTAATATCAATAAATTCAAGTATGGTTATAACTGTACTGTAGTTATTGAAGGTATTAAATGTAGAGTCAAAGTAAGTAGTGAATATATTATTAAAGGTTCTGCAGTTACTAAGGAATTCGAATTATCTATTGCTCCAGAAAAACCAAATGCTAGTGTAGAAATTACGCCTTGTTTGGTAAATAATAGTAGATTAGAAAATCGAATCATTGGTGAAGCTAAACCTTTACATCTTAACTGTCCAGTATCTACCATCAACTTCAAAATTCAAACATTGAGCGAGGTGGATATCGATGCCTGCACTACCGGAGAACGGGTATAGGTTAGTAGAGTATGATAATGAATTAAATACATATGTCAATATACGAGCAGATGTTCGTGATGTATGTGAATTCGATGACCTACACATTTCTACAATTATTATAGAAGATTATGAAACTTCTATACCTATGAAGTGTGCTATACTAGGTGAATATCAAACTACCGTTCCTATTGAAGCCGTTATCGAAGAGTATGCAATAGCTGAAATCCAAATCGGTTGTAAAATACTAGCTGAGGATAAGGGTATAGCATATTCATTTATAACCTAAAAAATAAAAGGAAATATATCCCATAGCTCATATGAGCTATGGG